TATCTCTATCGCAATTCAAGACTTGAGCACGGGCGCCCGTCTGAATTCGGAAGATATCTACACCAATAAAGCATTTATTCCACCGATTCATAAAGAAGCGGGGCCGATCAATGCTCATAACCTGATCAAGCGCATGCCTGGCCAAGATCCTTTCCAGGCGGTTGATTTTCAGGCCAACGCGATCGCTCGCGGTACCCGGCTTGGTCGAAAGCTGCAGCGTAAGATTTTGCGCGCGGTCGAGCATCAATCGTCACAGGTTTTGACCATTGGCGTGGTTACATTGATCGATGATAATGGTACTGCCGTTTACACGATCGATTACAAGCCTAAAGCGACCCATTTCCCGACTGCTGGTGTTGCATGGGATAACGCTAGTGCTGTTATGCTCGCGGATCTTGAAGCATTGGCCAATGTTATTCGTGGCGACGGTCTAAACGATCCTGACATGTTGGTTATGGGTGAAGGTTCCTACGAACTATTTATCCAAGATGCTGACGTATTGGCTCGGATGGATACTCGTCGGTTGCTCGGTACTGGTATTGTCCCAATGGATCGTCTCGGTAACGGCGGTATTTTCCGCGGCGTTATTGAGATCGGCAATTATAAATACGATATCTGGACGTACGGCGGTCGTTACAAACACCCACAGACGGGCGTTTCGACGAAATTCGTACCTGACGATAAGGTAATCATTCGGTCGTCAATGAGTCGTATGGACGCTACATTCGGCGGTATCCCACGTATCGGTGCCCCTGATCCTCGCGTACCTGCAGCTCTGACAAGCCGCGTTAGTGTTCCTGGTCAAATGCTTGATCTGCAGATGAATGCATGGATTACGCAAGATGGTGAAACCATGATGGTACAGGCCGGCACTCGTCCGTTGATGATTCCGACTGCCATTGATCAGTACGGCTGTCTCGACACTGACATTTAATTAATCGGGCCGGGGATACTCTCCCCGGCCTCAATTTAGGGGATTGATAATGCCAAGTAATAAAGATTTGAAAGCACAAGCGATTGAGCTTACGACCGAACTTGGAAGAGATCCGGCCGAACTTGATTTAGCATTAAATAACGTCAAGTTGCTGGAATTAGTTAAGGGTTTGCGCGTTGAAAAAGCGGCACTTACTCCGACCCCAGCTGCAGCCACACAAGTGCCACCGGCTGCAACGCCACCGGCTGCAACGCCACCGGCTGCAACGCCACCGGCTGCAACGCCACCGGCTGCAACGCCACCGGCTGCAACGCCACCGGCTGCAACGCCACCGGTTGACCCGGCCGCTGATGCTAAAGCAGCAGAAGCCAAGGCCAAAAAGGACGCCAAAGCAGAGGCCAAGGCCAAACTTAAAGCCGAAAAAGACGAGAAAGCCGCTAAAGCTAAAGCAGAAGCCAAGGCCAAGGCAGAGGCCGCGAAATTGCCTCCGTATTCTATTGCAACCGGTAAATCTATTACCTGTAAGCGCGGTATTTTGGCTGACGGTGACGAAATTTGCGCCGAAGATATAGCCGGCGGCCTGGAATCAATCGACTCTCTCGTAGAAAAGGGTTACATCATTAAATCATGAGCTTAAGAGCCACGGCCGAAACGGATCTCGGGCGCATTCTGGAAGATAGCACCCGCGGCTTTGGTTACTCAATCACCGTTACCGATCCGGCTACTATATCCGTTGCATTGATCGGTTTTTCCAATGACATTAGTCAAATAATCGACCCTGATACTGGCGAAGCTGTATCGGGTCGTTTGGCGTCTGTCGCGATACGAATTGCTCTATTAACGGCCGCCGGACTCGGTTTACCCGTCGGTATTGCTGATTCAGCTAATAAACCATGGTTGATAGCATTTGACGACATCAACGGTAACGCTTTTACGTTCAAAGTGAGTAAAAGCAACCCCGATAGAGCCCTTGGCGTGGTCACATGCTTGCTTGAACTGTACACACCATGACAATTCCCGCACTTATCGATAAGCAGGATAATATCGAGATCATTCGCGATAAAATTGCGTTGATTCTTGCGACCGAGGTTGCCAGCCAAATGGCTCTCGCAATTGTTGCCGCCGAAGATCCTGACGAATGGAAACTGAGAATATTTACCGAGCGCTCGAACCCATGGGAGCAGTGGTTAAATTCGCAGTCCGATACGAGCCCGATCGTTAATGTATGGGTCGATAATGCTAATTATGATCCGAAAGCGAGCAATATTTTAGAGCGACAGAAAACCGAAGCAGTTTATAATATCGATTGCTACGGTTATGGCCAATCCGCTGATAATGTGGCGGGAGGGCATACGCCAGGTGATAGAGAGGCAGCTTTCGAGGTTCAAAGAGCGCTGCGTCTCGTTCGTAATATTTTAATGGCGGCTGAATATACCTATCTGGATTTACGTGGTGTGGTGTGGTCTCGTTGGCCCCAATCAATTACGATATTTCAACCACAGATTGACGGTCGTCAAATGCAGCAAGTAGTTGGCGCCCGGCTTGCTTTCCGTGTAGAGTTTAACGAGTTATCGCCACAGGTGGCAGAGGAAACGCTCGAATTTGTTTCTATCGATGTAAAACGAACGGAAGATGGCGAAATCGTCGTCGAAGCCGATTACGACTACCCATTACCATAAGGAGACCGAAGCAATGGCCCTCAATTCAGCAGTAGACGCAAGCGCAGTCGCGCGCGTACTTGGTATTCAGACCGCGTTCAAGGATCTTCGAGCCGGTGGAATTTTACTTTTACCCCAACGAATCGCTGTTATTGGCCAAGGCGCTACCGCCTCGACTTATTCCACGGTTAAAGCGCAGTTTACGAGCGCATTAGCAGTCGCCCAGGCTTATGGATTTGGTTCGCCGATTCATTTAGCGGCTAAACAATTATTCCCGTCTAATGGCGATGGTGTCGGCACTATTCCAGTTACTTTTTATGCCCTTGAAGATGATGGCTTGGGCGTTGTTGCCGATGGTGATATTACACCGACCGTTGTTCCGACTGCCGCCGCTTCTTATCTTGTACGAGTCAATAACATTGATTCGGAAGAATTTGTTATTGCGGTTGGTGATGTTGTTGCGGATGTTGTAACAGCAATGACAGACGCCATTAATGCAGTGCTCGACATGCCGATTATTGCAGTTGATAACACTATCGACGTAACTTTTACTTCAAAATGGAAAGGTGTAAGCGCTAACGATATTGTTATCGAGGTGATTGGTTCGACAACGGTCGGTAATTCATTTGCTATTACGCAAGCCAATGGTGGGTTGGTTAATCCCGACATCGACGCCGCACTCGCACAAGTTGGTGATGTATGGGAAACCATGTTTCTGAATTGCCTGGATATTGCCGATACAGTTACTCTCGGTAAATATTTCACATTCGGCGAGGGTCGTTGGGGTGCACTGACACGTAAACCCATGGTCGCATTTACTGGTAATACAAATACGACCGTCTCTAATGCGACGGCGGTATCGGATGCACGCAAAACCGATCGCACCAATGCACAGTTGGTCGCGCCTGGTTCCAATGATTTGCCATTTGTAACCGCATCGCGTCAGTTGGCACGCATTGCGGTAGTGGCCAATAATAACCCTCCACAGGATTACGGCAGCCAGAGAGCTACCGGATTGGTTCCCGGCACCGATGGCGTGCAATGGACCTATGCTGACCGTGACGAGGCTGTCAAAAAGGGTAGTTCGACGATTGAGGTCAAGGACAGCGAGATAAACGTATCCGATACGGTTACTTTCTATCATCCTGATGGCGACCCAACCCCGGCGTATCGTTATGTTGTGGATATCGTCAAGCTGCAGAATATTATTTTCAATTTGGATCTGATATTCGCTGTTCCTGAATGGGATGGCGCGCCGTTGATTCCTGATGATCAACCGACTACCAATCGCACCGCGAAAAAGCCTAAAACAGCCGTTGCGGAAGTTTCTGCCGTGCTCGATAGTTTGGGTCTCAATGCAATAATTAGCGATCCAGAAAGTGCGAAAGCAAGTAC